AGCATTACGGTGAGGTGTCACAGATGCTTGCAACAGGGGAGCTGACTTATGAATGGTAAATACTACGGCCAGCGGGAAATCCGCTGGCACAGCCGTGAAAAGGAACGGCTGAAACGCATTCGAAGAAAGGATAAAGATGAAAGTATTTGTAGAAATCGCCCTGATCTGGGGCATTGTCTTAGCGTTTATTCTCGCAGTGTTTCTGCTGAACTTCTGGCTGGTGCATCACATCGAGCTTTTGGTCGGAGCTAAGGCGACATGGTACATCATAGGTGCTGGCGCTTTGATGACAACTGGTTGGATTTTCAGACGCAGAGAACCAAAGAACACAGAGGAAAAGGCATGACACTGGAAGCCGCTCTTGAAGAACGCAATATGAAGGCATCAGAGCTTATCCGCAGAAGCGGTGTGTCAGCTCCAACGATATACAACATTACAAGCCCAAATAAAGCACCGTACAAGACGGGCGTTAAGGCTGATACGCTTGCAAAAATAGCCGAAGTGCTAAATGCAATAGTCGTGATTGATGCAAGCAAACCATTTTTATTCGATATCATTCTGAAAGAAGGGACAAAATGAAAACTGTAAAAGGAAACGTGCTTACCATACTTGGTATTGTCGCCGCAATCGTAGCCGTTAGCTGTGGCGATACAATAAATGGCTGCGAGACTACAGTACAGATGCTTGGATGGGCATTTGTTTCGCTGATGTTACTAGCTACCGCCCTGGTTTTGTGCGCGCTTGGAGTGAGCGCGGAAAAAGAGCATGAAGATAACGAACGGATGGGGAAGCTGAACCACATTCCCGCTCATACTAACAAGTGGAGGGATGTACGGTGAAATGCCCAGTGTGCGGTAGCGACAACATTACAACGATTGACAGCCGGTCAGACCATGACAGCGTCGTTCGCCGCAAGAAGTGCCTTGAATGCAACTACCGCTGGACAACAATCGAAATCGACAGAGACCAGTGGTATAGTGCGCTGCAAATCAAAGAGCGGCGTAAGAGAGGAAGACCAAAAGATGATTAACCTTGACAGATTCGGTGGTGTGACCGAGCCGGAGGACGGCGTGTATTTCCTAACCCGTGAGCAGGAATCAGAAGCCAAAGAAGCTGACCGGTTGGCTGAGATTGAGGACTTGCAGTCTGAAATCGAGGACAGGGAAGCGGAGCTGAAAGACCTGCGTGCACAGCTGGCAGAGCTGCTGGCTGGTTGATTTCTGTACAGCCGTATTAAGCCGAAGCAAGAACAATGAAGCCTAATGAAGCCGAAGGAAGGAAAGAAAAATGGCAGTATTAGTAATGGTCTACGGTCACTCCGGCAGCGGTAAATCCGCTTCACTTCGCAACTTTGACCCGGAACAGGTTGCGGTTATCAACGTGCTTGGCAAGCCGCTGCCGTTCCGCAGCAACATGAAAACCTATATCACCAACGACTACGGCAAGATTGACGCTGCAATCCACAGCACCAAACGTAAGTCCATCGTTATTGATGATGCCACCTATCTTATGACCGGCGAGTTCATGCGGAACGCAAAGGTCGCTGGATACCAGAAGTTCACCGACATGGCAGCCAACTTCAACGCCTTGCTGATGCGGGCGAAGGAACTGCCGGACGATGTTGTGGTCTACTTTTTCGGTCACAGCGAGCGTGACGGAGATGGTGGCGAAAAGTTCAAGACCATCGGCAAGCTGCTGGACGAGAAAGTCTGCGTGGAAGGGTACTTCACCATCGTTCTGAAAACCGTTGTCCAGGATGGACGATACCTGTTCAGCACTCGCAATGATGGGATGGACACCGTGAAAACCCCTCTTGGAATGTTCAACGATGCGTTGATCGAGAACGATCTCGCCGCCGTAGACAAGACCATCCGTGAGTATTACAACATCCCGGTTCAGCCGGATAACAAAGGAGAGTAACAGATGAAGAACATCAACTGGAATGACGTGCAGGAAGCCACCGAACGCCGTGACCTACCTGTTGGCGGCTATGTTGCCGGTATCTGCAAGGCAACGGACGAACCCAAAAAAGAGCGCCTGAACATCGAGTGGGAAGTCACAGAGGGCGAGTTCAAGGGTTACTGGCGTGAGCAGACCGCTTCACTCACCGAACGTGGCGTGCTGAATCCGGGTGAATGGGCATGGGGCGGCAAGACTATCAAGAGCTACAAAGAGAAGGCACTGCCGTTCTTCAAGGGCTTTATCACCGCTGTGGAGCAGTCCAATCCCGGATACAAGTTCAACAACGATGAAAATACCCTGCGTGGCAAGCTGGTCGGCGTGGTTCTCCGTGAGGAAGAGTACATGGGCAACGATGGAAACGTCAAGACAAAGCTGGTCGTTGACCGCTTCACCAGCATTGACAAGATTCGTTCCGGCGATTATGAGGTCAGACCGAAGAAAACACTGTCTGGCGGGTCTGGCTCCGGCTACTCGCAGGGCGGGAACGATGATTTCTCCGTGATTGAAGAGGACGGAAGCCTTCCCTTCTGACCTGTAATCCGTGACCGCCTACCTTATATAAGAGCTGTGCTATCTGGCTGAACGGGCGTTTGGAAAGATGAAACACTTGGGCGACATTACAAAGATTCACGGCGACCAGATAGAGCCTGTGGATTGCATCACGTTCGGTAGTCCTTGCCAGGGCTTATCTATGGCGGGGAAAAGGCTTGGATTTGACGACAACCGTTCCGTGCTGTTTTTGGATGCCGCAAGAATCATTAAGGAAATGAGGACAGCCACCAATGGAATGTATCCAACTTTCGCTGTTTGGGAAAACGTGCCCGGAGCATTTAGCTCCAATGGAGGAGAAGATTTCAGAGCCGTGCTGGAAGAACTTGCCCGCGTGGAACAACCAGACACTTCAATTCCTAAACCTCCGAAGGGGGGGGCGGATGGAGCAAAGCCGGAGCAATCGCCGGAAACGGATGGTCTCTGGCTTGGCGACAGCTTGACGCTCAATATTGGGGAGTTCCCCAACGCCGAAAGAGAATCGCTCTTGTCGTGGATTTTGGAGGACAACGTGCCGCAAAAATACTATTTGAGCGCACGAGCCTGTCAGGGAATCCTGACGAGAGCATCAAGGCGTGGGAAGCCGCTCCCGGACATTCTCAGGCAAACCCTTATGGATGTGATAGGGAAAGCAAATCTTACACCCTGAAAATCCGCAGCGGTTGTGAAGGTGGCGGTAAAGGCGCATTGGTGCAGACCGAAAAGAGCGCAACGCTTTCTACACTGCAAGACCAGACGTTGTTTCAATCCGTTGTCTATGATGCTCGTGGAAACGGTGATGGCAAAATTGTACCGACAATTACAGGCGACCACGAAAACAGAATCACGGACTACACGACTATTGCAATTGAACGCAAGACTTTCAACGAACAGTCTTTCAGCCGCTATAAGGAAAGCGACAAATGTTCAACCTTGAAAGCAAAAGCTGGAAACATCGGCAATGGAAGCGAGTGTCTGATCGCAGAGAAACATGATTCATCGAAAGCGGATGGCGTTCAGACGAAACCGTTCTGTGCTGGCTTTTCTTACAAAGTTGGAGCAAAAGCAATGGGAATCGGATATGAAATAGAAAAAGCTGGAACATTATCCGCAGAAAGACACGATTCTGCCGTGTTGGAGAAAACCATCCGTTGGATTGTTCGACGTCTGACCCCTGTTGAGTGTGAACGCTTGCAAGGCTACCCGGACGGATACACCGATATTGGTGATTGGATAGACAGTAAGGGAAAGAAGCACAAATACGCTGACAGCCCACGGTACAAGGCTCTGGGCAACTCAATCGCTTTGCCACAATGGTTTTGGCTGGCGCAAAGGATGCGCCCTTACCTGAAAGAAAAGCCTACGCTGGGTAGCCTATTCGATGGTCTTGGTGGTTTCCCTCTGGTATGGCAAAGAGCATACGGCGAGGGAACAGCACGCTGGGCAAGCGAAATCGAAGAGTTCCCGATGGCTGTAACAAAAAGGAGATTCGGCGAAGAATGATTACTTGTTGCAAAGACTGCCCGTCACGTCACCAAGCTTGCCACGACGCCTGCGAGAAGTACAAGGCAGAGAAGAAAGACTTCGAGGAACGCAAGGCATTCGTGTATGAGCTGAACCACAGTCAGAGCGTATACCGCAGAGACTACGAGGACAAGCACCGAGAACGTAACAAGAAGCGGTTTCTCGGAAGTGAATTTAGAGGTGAACGAGGATGAGACTTGTTGACGTAGAACCGTTTATTGAAGCGTGGAAGAAAAGCGGGAACGATAAAAAAGACAAAGCTAAAACGCTTATGAACAGCGGAATTTACTCTGAATATGATAAAGGCGTTGCCTTTGACTGCGCTGCCGACCTTGTTTTGGCACTTGCCGAACAGCTTGAAAACGCTCCATCAACTGCGTGGACAAGTGTAAAGGACAAACAACCGGAAGAAGATGGAATTTATCTTGCCGTTTACGATTTTTGGAATTGGGAAAATCTGATTGCAACAAGAAAGTTTGTAAACGGAAAGTGGGTTGATAATAAAAACCCAGTCAAGTTCTGGATGCTGATTCCTAAAATTCCGGGAGACAACGAATGAACACCGGCAAGCAGTTTGAAGCAGATTTCAAAGCATCCGTCCCATCTGATGCGTGGTGCTACCGCTTGAAAGACAGCGCAGCCACCTACTACGGCGGCAACGAGAACTTGTCCTTTTCCATCGACAACATCTGCGACTTCCTTGTGTACCGATACCCGATGAACCACCTGTTTGAACTGAAAACCATAGAAACGCCCTCTATCCCGCTGGAAAAGGTGTTCGGCAAGTACGACAAGGCAAAGTGCAAATACCGCAAGGAAAAGCACATCACTGACATGGTGGATGCAATGAGGTACAGCGGCCAGACCGCCCATGTGATAGTGAATTACAGGGCGGTCAACCGCACCTTTGCAATCCCTGCCAGCAAGGTTCTGGCGTTCCGTTACAACGAGAACCGGAAGAGCATCCCTTGGCAGTGGGCAGAGCAAGAGGGGATAGAGGTCAAAGCAAAAAGGCTGCGTGTCCATTGGCGATATGACGTTGATGGACTGCTAAAGAGATTGGAGAGAACATGATTTGTTTTAAGTGTGACCGATGCGGAGAAGTCTTTGGCGGGTACAAAGTAGATGGCTTCAATGGCATCGCAAAAATCAAGACAGAAAAAAACGGAGCAAACATGATCGCTGACGAAGAACCGATTCAACTTTGCCCGTCCTGCATGAAAGAACTGAATGACTGGTTAGAGCCAAACAAAGAAAAACTAGACAGCGGAAACAAGAACGAATGGAACAATATGACTACTCAACCGCAATGTGGCGTGGCTGTCGAAATAAAGCTTGAAAATGGAGACCTCGACATTGCGTACCGCAGATATAACGATAAACGCTGGTTTCAAAGTAGTGGTGAATGGGTTTCAAGTGATGTCAAAATCGT